GCGGCCTCTTCCGGGTCAAGGACATCGAAATACTCGAAGAGCTGCCTGCGAATACGGGAAAGACCGTTCGCGCCTGGGATTTGGCTGCTACAGCGCAGTATGGCGGCAATGACCCCGACTGGACTGTCGGGCTCAAGCTACAGCGAGACGCCTTCGGCCGGTTCGCCGTACTTGACATCGTTCGTCTCCGGGGAAGTCCCGGCATGATCGACGATGCGATTACCCGGACCGCCGCGTTGGACGGGCGAAACGTCACGGTCGGCTTGCCTCAGGATCCGGGCGCCGGAGGTAAGTACCTAGTAGCGAATTTGACTGCCCGGCTGGCCGGCTATCGTGTCGTGAGTTCTCGAGAGGCCGGCAGCAAGATCTCACGAGCGGGGCCGGTGGCTGCGCAGGCCGAAGCGGGAAATCTCGGGATCTGTCACGCAAGCTGGAACCGCGGTTTCCTCGAGGAACTGGGCGGCTTTCCTTATGCCAAGAAGGACGACCAGGTTGACGCGCTTTCCCGCGCCTTCGCCATGTTGGTCGATGTGACCGCTCCTGCCCGTCGTCTTGCGGTGCCGCTGCTGTCCCGCTGAGTGCCGGCGCCCGAGGCTGACGACGGTCGCGCCTCCAATTCTAATCCGGAGATCGCATGTTCGAGACAATCTGCGACCTCATTCCGCGAGATGGGGATGACTCGGCGCGCGCACGCACCCTCGACATCCTGCGACGCGTACTGGACGGCACATTCTACGACGCCCTTCCATTCCAGTTCCACGAGGAGCGCAGCTCCAGCGGCGAGTATATTCCGCTACGTTCACGACGTCCGTCGGTCCGCTACGCACTGTGCCGCATAGTCGTCGAGGACAGCATCGCGCTGCTCTTCAGCGAGGGCCATTTCCCGACGATTGATGCGTCCGACCGTCCGACCCGGACCATACTGGCGAGCATCGTGAAGGAGACGCGGCTCAATCACGTAATGACCGAGGCAGCGATACGCGGCTCTATCGGTTCGATTGCTCTCCTGATGCGCGTCCTCCGCGGCCGACTCTTCTTCGACATATTGGATACGATCCATCTCGCTCCGACGTGGGACCCGGAGGAGCCCGACGCCCTCCAAAGCGTACTGGAAAAATATAAGGTCGCAGGTCAGCTTCTCGCGGCAAATGGGTATCCCGATGTCGACCCTGCGATCGACTACTGGTTCATGCGTCGATGGAACCTCCAGGAAGAAATCTGGTACCAACCCTGGCCTGTCGGCGCCGACGCCGATCCGGAGATTGATCCGGTTCGCACGATCCGCCACGGTTTGGGTTTTGTGCCGCTAGTCTGGATACGCAACCTTCCCGGCCTGTCGGCGACCGGGGATCGCAATGACGGTGCCTGCACGTTTCGCGCCGGCATAGAGACGCAGATCGAGATCGACTACCAGCTCAGCCAAGCAGGACGCGGTCTGAAGTATAGCTCGGATCCGACGCTGCTGATCAAGGAGCCGGCAACCACGGACAGTGAGATCGTCAAGGGCGCCGGGAACGCGCTTGTCGTGAGCGAAAAGGGAGATGCCAAGCTGCTCGAGATCGGCGGCACGGCGTCGGCGGCCGTTATCGAATATGTTCGCACTCTGCGCGAGTTCGCGATGGAAAGCGTCCACGGCAATCGGGCAAACGCCGACCGACTCACCTCAGCGCAATCCGGGCGAGCGCTCGAACTCATGAACCAAGGCTTGATTTGGCTCGCTGACAATCTGCGCGTGAGTTACGGCGAGGGCGCATTGCTTGCCCTCGCGCAGATGGTCCTGCGCGCCTCCCAAGTCTATCGACTTCGCGTCTACGGTCAGGAGATCTCGCCCTCGACCCCGCTACCCGGCTAAGCCTGATCTGGCCGCGGTGGTACGCACCAAGCTCGGACGATCGGCAAAAAGATGCGCAGACTTTGGCAACGCTCGCGGCGTCCGGTCAGATCTCACGCGAGACGGCAGTCAAGAGCATCGCCGATACCTACGACATCGAGGACATCTCAGCAGAACTTAATCGTATCGGCACCGACCGCAGGAACAGGAAATCGTGACAACAGATCCGGATGCAACCAACAACGACCCGCTCGTCGAGTTGCGTGCGCGTGCTGACGCGCTTGAACAGCTACTCGGCGATGTTCGCAAAGAGGCTGATTCGCGCCTCCTACGAGCTGAGCTCAAGGCGGAAGCCATTCGCGCGGGAATGATCGACCTAGACGGTTTGAAGCTGCTGGACCAGTCCGCGTTCAAGCTCTCGCCAAGCGGCGATGTCGAAGGCATCGGTCCGCTCATGGCGAAGCTCAGGCGCGACAAGCCGTGGCTATTTGTCGGCTCCTCGTCCTCGAGCCCGGTAACCCCGCCTCCCGCGCAGCCGCCCCGTCAAAAGCGCGCCACGGAGATGACCGACGCCGAATACCGCGTGGCTCGCGCGGAACTCCTGAAACGCCGCTACTAGAAACGGAAAGCAATCCGAATGGGTATCCAGAACTTTCCTGCCACCCTGCAGCCGATCATTCAACAGGGTTTTCTCGAACGCGAGTTCCAGCAGGCGCTCGCCTCGCGTCTCGGCTACCGCGCATGCGCGGATCGCGAGGATATCGCGGTCGGCATCGGCGAGACGTTGACCAAGACGCGGGCCGGCCTCAAGCCGTCGGTTACCACGCCCGTCGCACCAGCCACCAACACCAACTTGGACAACGGGCTCACGCCGACTGGCTGGGGCGTTGAGCAATACACGATCTCGATCAATCACTATGCGGCCACTACCGATCTGAACATGGTGACCAGCCGTGTCGGTATTGCATCGCAATTCTTGCAGAACGCCTACGTGAACGGGGAGCAAGCGGCGCGGAGCCTCGACGAACTTGCCAGAAACGCGCTCTTTAGCTCCTATTTCGGCGGCAACTCTCGTGTGCGGACTACACTCGGCTCCGCTGGCCCGACCGTGGCCGTCGATGACGTGCGTGGCTTCCAGATCAGTTATTCGAACGGGGTTCCAACGCTGGTTACGGCCGCGGCGCCGCTCACCGTGACCGTAGGCGCGAACGCCTACACCCTTATTGGCACCACCGTCGACGCGATCAACGCATCGAGCGCCGCCCTGGTCGGCGGTCTCTCCGGTGTGCTGACTTTCTCGTCCAGCGTGTCGGTCTCCGATGGCACCGCCGGTAGTTCCGTCATGGCGGCAAATGCCTCCGTGATTGTCCGACCGTCGCAGCGCGGCAACACCAGTCAGCTCCTCGCCGGCGATCAGCTGACGATGTCCTGCCTGCTTGACGCAGTTGCCAAGTTGCGTCTCAACGCGGTCCCGGAGATTGACGGTGTTTACAACTGCTACCTGGATCCTGTGTCCGCGCGGCAACTCTTCGCCGATAACGACTTCCGGCAGCTGTTCCAGGGAGCGACTTCCGCAAATCAAGTCTTCCGGGCGGGTATGATCAACCAGTTTCTTGGACTTAGGTTCATCCCGACCACGGAGGCCTATGTCCAGTCGCACCCGGTGCTCCCCAACCTTCTCGTGCGCCGGCCTATCGTCTGCGGACAGGGGGCCTTGATCGAGGGGGACTTTGCCGGCATGGCCGCCGACGACGTTGCTCCGAACGACTCGATTGTTTCCGTCGTCGACGGCGTCGCTATGGTGACGCGCGAGCCAATCGACCGCTTGCAGCAGATCATCGCACAGTCCTGGTACTGGATTGGCGGCTTCGCGACTCCGTCCGACACCACCACAAATCCGACGACCGTACCGACAGCGACGAACGCGGCGTTCAAGCGCGCGGTGATGCTCGAACACGTGGGCTGATCCGAGAGGGACGGGACGCCAAGTTCTCTCGGGGTTCCGTCCCGTCGTTTGCCGTCGGTGCCGAAATCGGCTGCTCAAGGTCTTATTCACGCAAGGGAATGAGAATAAATGCCGTTCACCGACGAGGAGAAGACCGACATTCGGCGCTTCTGCGGCTATCCGGCCTATGGCGCGGGTGCAGCCGGCTTTCAATCATGGCGATTTTATCAGGCATACGGAACGCTTGAGTTCAGGATGAACAATCTGTCCTCAGCGGAGCTCACGGTCGCCCGCCGCCAACTCGCCGCGCTGAGCGTTCACGAACAAGGGCTCTTCGATGCAGCAGCGGCAATCGATACCAACGAGGCCGCGACGTGGCAGCGCAACCAGAATGAGCCGTGGGACCGTCAACGTCTGTTTGACGATCTGCGGCGCCGGCTTTGCGGATTCTTCGGCATCCCTCCGGGGCCGGCGCTCAGCGACTCCGGAATATCGTTGATCGTATGATGGACGCGCCCAAGCTACAGGACCGGATCAGCCGCGGCCTCGGCGTTGCTGCGCGGCGTATCGGCACGCCGACCGATGCATTTCGCCCGCGTGGAACAGCCGACCCGCTCGCCAAGAGCAACCGCTATCTTCGGTTGGCAGCGGCATTCTCGGCCCCAGACGGTGGCTTCGGCCGACCGAACCCGTATGGGGCGGCGCTTTGGCACGGCGTCTTCGACGCCGCCTACACGCGCCCTGGGGACTATTTGGTTCAGCCTGGCGGCACGTGGTTCATAGCGGCGCAGCAAACGTTGCTGCCAGTACTCTGCGTGCGCGCGGAGCGAATCGTATCGTTCGGCCGGCCCGCAGCGGCAGCACGTATTGGAATTGGTGCCTACGGGGGAGTCTCGAGGCAGGCAATCACGCCGTTGCTCACGAGTTGGCCGGCTAGCGTGCTGACTGCCTCGTCGGGCGCCCGATCGTCCGCCGACCTGCCCGCTGACGGCGAAGCGTCCATCTGGTCGGTTCTGCTTCCGGCAGTTAAAGACGTTGTGCTGCGCTCGTCGGATCTGATGAGCGACGATCTGGGACGGTTCGGCGTAATTTCGGCGGCGGAGCTCACGGAGCTCGGCTGGCGCCTTCAGGTCAAGCAGGTAACCACCTGATGGCGGACCAGTCTGATGTGGAGATCGCGCTGGTGGCTCTCGCGGCAACCGCGCTCTACCCCGAGGTTACTGATGCGAACAGCGCTTGTGGCCAGCCGTGCCGAATCTATCGGGGCTGGCCAAACCCACCGGGTCTAGATGCCGACCTGGCACTGGGGCTTACTCAAGTTACCGTCGCACCGGTCGAAGGCACCATACGCAACACGACCCGCTATCCGGATCTTTGGGGGTGCGAGCTTCCGTCTCCCACGCTTGTGGTGTCGACGGCCGGAAACGCCGTGACATTCGGCGGTTCCGCGGACCGCGGGCAACTTGCCGGTATGGCCGTGGACGGCAAGACCTTCGTTTATCGAACTCAGCCCAACGACACACCGGCGCTGGTTGCCGCCAACCTTGCCGCTCAGGCCCGAGGCGATTTTGCCGCTCTACTCTCGGGCACGACAATCACCCTGCTTGGTGCCACGGAAGTCATCGCACGAGTCGCCGCGGATAGTGCGACTCGCGTTGAGGTCCGACGCCAGATGCAAAGGTTTCGACTTGCCGTCTGGTGCAACGATCCCGCAGTCCGCGACGTCGCCGCAGCGGCCGTGGATCTAGCGCTGACGCCTCTCCGGTTCACGGCACTTGCGGACGGCTCCCAAGCTCGTTTGCTTTTTGCGGGAAGCGCCACGCTAGACCGGTCGGAGAACGCATCGCTCTACCGCCGTGACCTGCTGTACGACGTAGAATACGCAACCACCATTCTTGCCGTGCAGCCGTCGATGCTGTTCGGGACGGGAATGGTCAACGGCACTTCCATTATCGGCTGAACTCGGGAGCAATTATGGACATCCATCTTGTCGTGGTGAAGCCGTTTGCCGGCTTCACGCGCGGCGACGTCGTCGCCGATGCGGCTCGCATAGAGGAAATCCTGAAAGGCGAGCACGCCCCGTCTGTCGTACGGGTCGTCGCGCCGGTAAGGGAGAGCTGACGTGCCAATCGTTCAGCAGGGAAACATCAACACCACCGCGCTCGTCGTCCCCGACCTATACGTCCAAATCGTTCCTCCTCAGAACCTCGTCCTGAACGGAGTGCCGACCAACGTCATCGGCATGGTGGGCACCGCCGCCTGGGGTCCGGTGGGACAGCCCGTCGTGGTTGGCACGATGGCGGATTACGCGCGTATCTTCGGTCCGATCGTCGGTCGCCGCTTTGACATGGGCACCCAGGTCGCAACCGCGGTCCAGCAAGGTGCGCAGTCGTTCCGTTGCGTCCGCGCGACGGACGGAACCGACACGGCGGCACAGGTGCAGCTTGCAGGCAGCCCATTCACGTTCACCGCGCTCTGCACGGGAACGGTCGGGAACCAGATCGGGCTCACGCTCGCGCCGGGAAGCGCCGCGAATACATGGCGTCTGACCGTCTGGTTGCCGGGTATTGCACCGGAGGTGTTCGACAACATCGGAGGCGTCGGAGCGAGCTTCTGGGCTGCGCTCGCAGCCGCGGTAAACACAGGTATGGGGCGGCAGCGCGGCCCGTCGCAGCTTGTCATCGCGAGCGCCGGTGGGGCGACCGGCGCACCAGGGGCGTTCTCGACGACGCTGGGAGCGGGCACGCCTGGCTCAGATGGAGCGGCAGCGGTCTCCTCGACGACTCTCGTCGGCTCCGATGTTTCCCCGCGAAGCGGGATGTATGCGCTCCGCGGTCAAGGTTGCGGTCTCGGCGTGTTGGCGGACAGCGACGACTCCGCCCAATGGATGACGCAGGCCAGTTTCGGCCTGTCCGAGGGGGTCTACATGATCCTAACGGGTTCTGCCGGTGACACCGTGAACGCCGCGACTGCGATCAAGCGCGCGGTTGGGCTCGACAGCTACGCCGCCAAGCTCATGTTCGGAGACTGGCTGTGGTGGACGGATCAAGTCAACGGGACGGTACGGCTCGTCTCTCCGCAAGGCTTCGTCGCCGGCCGGCTGTCGAATTCGTCGCGCGGCACCCCGTTCCAGCGGCGCGTCTGGCAGGCGCTTCGCGAAATCCCGGCCGGCGCGACCGCCACCTACTCCGAGATCGCCGCGCGTGTCGGCGCACCGAAGGAAGCCTACGCCGTCGGCGAGGCCTGCGCGGCGAACGCGATCGCGGTGGCGATCCCGTGCCATCGCGTCGTGCGCAAGGACGGCACGCTCGCTGGGTTCAGATGGGGGTTCTGGCGCAAGCGGGCGCTGCTCAAGCGGGAAAGTGCGCAGTAGACGGCGCGCGCCGAATAGGCCGATGCACGCCGATGCGGCATCGACCGATCTCGCGCAATTGGTTGAGGTCGCGAAAGAAGACGCCGGTGTCGATCGTCATCGACTGGTCCCGATAAGATGCAAGACGTGGCTGCCACCGCGCACCGCCGCGGCTACCAGACGGCGATCGAGACTGGCGAGGCCGCCGCCATGCGCCAGCGCCAATCCCAGAAGATAGCTGTCGGTGAGTTGCTTATGACTAAGCAGTCCGTCGACGTCGAAGCGCGCCTCGTCGAGCAGGCTAATGTCATCGGGCCAGAAGGCATGGCCCCTCTGCTGCCTGAGACGCCCAAGCACGCGTGCCACAATCGCCGGGGAACCCGGCATATTGGGATATCTCGGATGACTGACGATGCGCAGGACGTCGTTCTCTGTGATCGGGCAGGTTGCCCACCTTCGCCGCTCGTCGCTGCGAACCATCCATGCACGAGGTCGTGGCTCACGTGGGTCGGATCGATCAGCGCGACCAGCACGTTGACATCGAGCAAGAACGTCAAGGAGCCTCGTCGCGCAACCCGTTGACGATCTCAAGGGTGATACGGGCCTTATCGTTGCTTACCGGCAACAGCGGAACGCCGTTCCGTTCAGCCTGCAGGGCCGGCCGGCGCAAGGATTGCCGAGCGAGGTCGGAGACAACAGCGCCGATGGTCCGACCCTGCTCTTCGGCCAAGGCTCTGATGGCGGCAAGCACGTCGTCGTCAATCGCCAAAGTGGTTCGCATCAGGAGGCCTTCCTCTGTCAGCAAACATCACGCATCAGATGTGGCCCGTAAGCAGCAGACTACTTACACCACCTCGTCCGGCCGAAGCACGCAAGGATGCGCCCCACTGCCATCTTCGATCTGCAAGGTCGCGTGACTGATGCTGAAATGCTCCCGCAGTTCCTCGCAGGCATGACGAAGCAGGTCGTCGTCGACGGTCGCGCCCGGCCGCACCAGGTGCGCGGTCAAAGCGGTTTCGGTCGTGCTCATGCCCCAGATGTGCAAGTCGTGGACCTCGACCACATCCGGCAGGCCGCGCAGGAACGCCAGCACCTTTGTCTGATCGACACCTGGCGGCACGGCATCGAGGGCAAGGTTGGTCGAGTCCCGCAGCAGCGACCACGTGCCGACGACGATCACGGCGCTGATCACCAGGCTGATCGCCGGATCGAGCCAGAACCAACCCGTCCATAGGATGACGCCTCCCGCGACGACGACGCCAAGCGCCACGAGCGCATCCGACGCCATGTGCATGAATGCGCCCTTGATGTTCAGGTCGCCCTTGCGACCGGACATGAACAGCAAGGCGGTCACGCCGTTGATCACGATACCGATTGCCGCCACGACCATGATGACGGTGCCACCGGACGGCTCGGGGTGCATCAAGCGCCTGATCCCTTCCCAGGCGATCCCGCCCGTCACCACCAGCAGCACGACAGCGTTGCCGAGGGCCGCGAGGATCGACGACCGGCGCAGCCCGTAGGTGTAGCGCCCGCTGGGCCGGCGCCTGCCGAGCACCGACGCCAGCCACGCGGCGCCTAGGCCTAGCACATCGCCAAGGTTGTGACCGGCATCGGCCAGCAGGGCGAGCGAGTGCGCGACGACGCCGTAGAACGCTTCGCCGAGGACGTAGGCCAGATTGAGGGCGATGCCGATGGCGAACGCATTGCCGAAATTGGCCGGTGCGTGATGGTGCCCGCCCGGGCCGTGCCCGTGGCCGTGATCGTGACCCTCATGGCCGGGGGCTGCGTGTTCTTCAGGGACATGGGACTGCGCGGACATGGACGGGTCTGGGTCTCGGCTTTTCGCGTGAGGTCAGTCCTCGATAACTCACCAACGACCCGCAGGACACCGGGAAACACCGCATCCCAAACAGCTTGACCGATCGAGTTGTGCATCGCAGCATCCTTTCTCCGGGATCGGGAGCCTCATCTGCATGCAAAACGGCGATGGTGCGCGCCTCGCAGTCGATATCGGCGGCACCTTCACCGACGTCGTGCTGGAGAATTGTGCTGGCCGTGTCACCGCCAAGGTGCTCACGACCACCAGCGAGCCGGAACTCGGTGTGATGCGGGGCATCCGCGTCGTGCTCGAGCGCGCAGGGCTGGCACCGCCCGCCATCGGCCTGCTCGTGCACGGCACCACACTCGCGACCAACGCCATCGTGGAACGCAAGGGCGCGCGCACCGCGCTGGTGACGACGGACGGATTTCGTGACAGCTTGGAAATGGCCTACGAGAACCGGTTCGACCAGTACGACGTGTTCATCGACCGCCCCGAGCCGCTGGTTCCGCGATATCTCCGCTTCACCGTTCCGGAGCGGATCGACGCCAAAGGGGCGGTGCGCACCCGGCTCGACGAGGCGGCACTCGGGGCGATCGTGCCGGCGCTGCGGCACCATGCCATCGAGAGCGTCGCCATCGGCTTCCTGCACAGCTACGCCAACCCCGCCCATGAAGAACTTGCGCGGCAGCGGCTGCGGCGCGCGATGCCGGAACTCGCGATCACCCTCTCGTCGGAGGTCTGCCCGGAGGCCCGCGAGTACGAGCGTTTCTCCACCGCGTGCGCCAACGCGTACGTGCAGCCGCGCATCGCCACCTACCTGGACGCGCTGCAGCGCACGTTGCGCGACGACGGTTTCGCCTGCCCCCTGCTGCTCATCACCTCCGGCGGCGGCCTGACCACGCTGGAGACCGCGATCCGCTTCCCGATCCGGCTGGTGGAATCCGGACCCGCCGGCGGCGCGATCCTGGCCAGCACCATCGCCTCCGAGGCCGGGCTCGATCGCGTGCTCTCCTTCGACATGGGCGGCACGACCGCGAAGATCTGCCTGATCGACGATGCCGAACCCCAGCACGCCCGCCACTTCGAGGTCGATCGCCGTTATCGCTTCCTGAAGGGGAGCGGGCTGCCGGTGCGCGTTCCGGTGATCGAGATGGTGGAGATCGGCGCCGGCGGGGGCTCGCTCGCGTCGGTCGATGCGCTGCGGCGGATCACCGTCGGCCCTGAGAGCGCCGGGGCGGAGCCGGGGCCGGCCTGCTACGGCCGCGGCGGGACGGCGCCGACCGTGACGGATGCCAACCTGCTGCTCGGACGCATAGACCCGACGCGTTTCGCCGGCGGCAGCATCGCCCTTAGCGCCGGCCGCGCCGGCGACGCGCTGGAGGAAGCGATCGGGGCGCCGCTCGGCCTCGCACCCGCCCTCGCGGCCTTCGGTGTCAGCGAGGTGGTGGAGGAGAACATGGCGAATGCGGCCCGCGTGCACGCCGTGGAACGCGGCAAGGATCTGACCGACCGGACGCTCGTCGCGTTCGGCGGCGGCGCGCCGCTGCACGCCGCGCGATTGGCCGAGAAGCTCGGCATCCGCGCGGTGCTTGTCCCGCGCGGCGCCGGGGTGGGTTCGGCGATCGGCTTCCTGCGCGCGCCCATCGCCTTCGAGGTGGCGCGTACGTACGTCGTGCGGCTTTCGGCGTTCGCCGCCGAGGCGGCGAACGATCTGCTTGCGGCGATGGGGGAGGAGGCGGCGGGCGCGGTGCGCCTGGCCGCTCCGGACGCGACGGTGCACGAGATGCGAAGCGCGGATATGCGCTACGCGGGTCAGGGCCACGAAATTACCGTGCGATTGCCGTCGGGCCGCTTCGCCCCCGCCGATGCCGCCGCGTTGCGCGCCGCCTTCACCGATGCCTACGAAGCGATGTTCGGCCGCACCATCCCCGACCTCGACGTAGAGGTCGTCAACTGGACGGTGCGCGCGTCTGCCGGGTCTGTGCCGCCGCCGCGCGAAGCGCCGCTGCCGGATACGGGCGACGAGGCGGTGCCGGCCGGCAGCCGGACACTGTTCGACCCTGTTGTCGCCGAGTTCCGGGTCGTTCCGGTCTATCTCCGCGACGCGCTCCGCCCCGGCATGAAGATCGCCGGTCCCGCGATCATCGCCGAGGACGAGACAACCACGATCGTCACCGCCGCGTTCGATGCCGCGCTGACCTCGTCCGGAGCGATCTTGCTGACAGCGGCGGACCGCGCATGAACAAGACCCTGCCGCCCGACGACCCGCGCGCCGAGATCGCGTTCCAGGTCATGTGGAACCGCCTCATCGCCGTCGTGGAGGAGCAGGCGCAGACCCTGGTGCGCACGGCTTTCGGCACCGCGACGCGGGAGGCGGGCGATCTCTCCGCCGGCGTGTACGACACCGCCGGACGCATGCTCGCGCAGGCGGTGACCGGCACGCCCGGCCACGTCAACTCGATGGCCAAGTCGGTCGGCCACGTGCTCGCCAAGTTTCCGCTCGGCGGCATGGCGCCGGGGGACGTCTACATCACCAACGATCCCTGGCTCGGCACCGGGCACCTCAACGATATCGTCGTGGTGACGCCGGCGTTTCGCGGCGCACAACCGATCGGGCTGTTCGCGTGCACGCTGCATGTCGTCGACATCGGCGGGCGGGGGATCACCGGCGAAGCGCGGCAGGTGTTCGAGGAGGGGCTGCGGCTTCCGGTGCTCAAGCTGGTCGATCGCGGCCGCATGGATCGGGCGCTGCTGGAAGTCGTGCAGGCCAACGTCCGTGAGCCGGTGCAGGTGATCGGTGACATCTATTCGGAGGTCGCCTGCAACGAGATCGGCTGCTGCCGGCTGCTGACCATGCTCGACGAATACAAGCTGCCGAGCGCCGACGCGCTGGGCGAGCGCATCCTGGCGCGCTCGCACGCGGCGAGCCTGGACGCCATCGCGCGGCTGCCCTTCGGCACCTACCGCAACAGCATGACGGTGGACGGGCTGGAAGCGCCCATCGAGATCCACGCCGCGCTCAGCATCGGCGCGGACGGCATCGACGTGGACTTCGCCGGCACGGGCGGCCTGTCGCGCTACGGCATCAACGTGCCGCTCTGCTACACCGAGGCCTACACGAGTTTCGGGGTGAAATGCATCGTGGCG